GAGTTACTGGAGGCGTGGGTCCTTCCCAAGTACCAGAAGCGCCACCAGTGTTGGGAGTCAATGCTCCGATACCCTTCTGAAAATCAGTAGGCCCCATAGCTAATGCAGCGTCGGCACGAGCGGTGGGGGCAGCGGAGGCTGCTGGAACCAATCCTTTCTGGAACTCGGTAGGACCTTGCCCCAAGGCCTCTTGCGCGCGTTGGTCCGCTGATCTCTGGTCTCTAAGAGCTTGGTTCCGCTCAAAGTTACCCTTGATCGTATTAACAACAGGATTATCCAGCAACGCATCTCTACGTGCTTTCAGACTGCCTACCCCGTAGTCGATAGCGTTCCCGAGCCAAGAGTCTTGCATGACTGCGGAGCGGTTCTGTTTCGCCCCCTCCAATATTTCGTCTTCTTTCTTCTGGCGCGCCCTGTAGCTTTCTACAGCACCGCCTTCTCTGAACCCACGTACAGACGCGCTGGGGTCTACCCCTGATATGCCTGGGTTCTGCATCATTTGAGACTTACGGATCTGCTCACGGCGCATAGCCTCCATCTGGGCCAGCACTTGTGGCACTTGTGGGTTTCCGCCTTGCGCGTACGCCATGATCTGCTGATCTGGCAGCTTTTCTAAAAGGGATTGAATATCGTTGTAGTTCATTTATGTGCTCGCTTAAGAGAACCAGTCCCAGATTTTGTCCATTGTGTCACCAAAGAAATTGGAGTCAGAACCATCACTTTTAAACAGGTCCATAATGGAGCTGAACCCACCAATAAGGCCATCCACACCAGCTTTAAAACTGCCGTCCCCTGCCGTTGTAAGCCCCCCAATACCCTGCGCCAACAAGCCCAAAATCTGGTTCGCGTCACTTGGAACTGTACTCGTCTCACTCGTAACTTTAGCATTGGACCCGAGGCTTGACAGCACGGTGGCCATTTTACTCGCCTGATCTGCCGGATAACCACGCTCGTCCAGAAACTGCTTGTACTGGTTGTTCAAATCTAATTGCTGTTGCTCGCGTTGCTGGAGTCCTGCAGTGAGCTGTGTGTTGATATTGGCGCGACTGTCATCACCAATCTGCGCGCCCAAAGCCCCTAAGCCTTGCCCAATCTGAGCAGCTGAGTTATACCCCTCCAGCCCAACATTCGCGGCATCTAAACGAGACTTTTCGTTACGATCGAAAGCAGTGAAGCGAGCTGCCCGATCACGTTCGAACTGTTCCTGAGCATTGCCATACGCTGATTCGAGCCCCTTGGTCTGAATGTCACTCAACAACTGGTCTTGATTTCGCTGGTTTTCAGTCTCCAGTAGTGTGGCACGACTCCCACCAAACCCACCTGCGGCAGCTGTTCTGGCTCGTAAATCCGTTTGAGACCTGAGAAAATCCCCCTGCGACTCCCGCTTGGCGATGTCGGTCACATTCTGGGTGTACGGGTTCATGTACATCTGGGCTTCATTAGCCCCGAAAGTACCCCCCGTAGTCTGACTTGGCTGGAACCCGGTGAGCCCCATAACCCCAGTACCCGCAGCGTTCAGTAAATTCCCTGCGCTCTGAAACTGGCCCGGTGTACCTAACCCTGCAGCGGAGTTAATACCTTGGTTCTCGACTGGGGCCATGCCCGCTATCAATTGACCTGTGTAGGGTTTGTATGGCTCGGTGAACGCTGACTCCGCTGTGGAGAGCGCTCGATCATAATATGGACGCAGGTACTCTGGTGTGGAGACCGTCGAAGTCTTAGTGGTTGGCTGTTGCAACAATGCCATGGCATGCCTCGTTTATACTGAGTGTGCAGACCGGCTAACCTGCGGAGCGGTAGAAGGATTGTACCTTCCCCACACTCACAGGTAAAGCCCTATGCAGGTAGCACTCTGGGGTTCATAGGTTTCATTTGTTTCGGTTTGCCAGTCTGTTCTTTGTACACCCGCTGCACCATAGCATCAAGCTCGCGAGAACCAGCTTTGCTGGACCCATTGCCCAACGCTGACACCACTTGCGCAGGTACTATGTACTCACCATCGGCAAGACGTACAGGTTCCTCACCCTCTATGACTGCGGGAATGTCATCGCTCAAGCCGTTGCCAGCCCCTTCAAGGAACCCACTGGAACCCGATATACTACCGAGCCCCCCGTTAAGCGCTTGGATGTCTCCCCCCGCAGCGAACCCTCGTAAGTACGATGGGGCTTGTGGTGTCTGAGGGTTAATGACTTCGTATGGCATGGGAGCGGCAGCCTGGCCACCGAGTCCTGCAGTGTATTGGGGTGCCTGGAATTGGAACCCAAGATCCCGGTTCAGCGCTCTAGGGTTGAGGGCCAGATTGCTAGGGCCCGGCTGGCCAGTACCCGTGCTGGTATCTCCACCACTCACACTACCAATACCTTGGGCCAGCCCTGCAGCACCACCTAGAGACAACAACGCTTTGATCAGGTTGCCAGTATTCATTGAGTTAGCTGCGGGGGGTGAGTTTGTGCCCCCATTTATATACGAGTCTGGATCCCCTAAATTAACTTGCCCGATGGGGGTTACCCCACCTTGGCCTAAAGTTCCTTCTGGCACGCCAACAGTCAGCCCCTGCCCTAACTGACCCGGAAGGGTAGGTGACTCAGGCACCTGAAGACCCTGACCAATGCCCGATCCAAAGTCTTGTGTAGGCACGGAGGGCACTTGTAGTCCTTGCTGGGCAAACTCCATGTTGTCGAACAAAGACCCAATCCCGGGGGCCTGTGCCAAAACCCCCAAGGTGTCCGGAAGGTTGTTCCCTACACCGGGCGCAATGTCAAACCCATCGGGTACAGTCAAGCCTCCTGAGCTATTAGCGCCTTCGGATATACCACCAAAATATGAGCCACTATCTATACTGGTAGTAGGGCTGTTGAATTGGTTTATCAGCCCACTCGCTGCGCCAGTTACACCCCCTGTCAGTGCTCCGGCAAGTAGCCCATCTTTCAGGTCACCACCAGACACCAAAGAGCCGATACCTCCTTTAATAGCACCCGATGCAGCTTGCCCTGCGGCTGTACCTAACGTACCGCCACCCACGGCGTTGGATACATACTTTTCAAGCCCGCCAATGCCCGACAGTGCTCCTGCTCCGATCCCCGCGATGGCTCCGCCTTTAATGGCACCCATGAGGTCACCCTGTAGCGCACTGGGTAAGGCCCCTGCTAACGCTGCAGCACCCGCAGTGGACGCCGCCAAGCCAAGGCCCGCAGGGCCTAGCGCCATGGTAAGCGCAATCGTGCCAATAGGCCCAAGCCCAGCAAGCGCTGAACCTGCTTTCTGGAACATAGTCTTTGACTGAGACTCGATTTTAGCCGCACCATTTAGCCCCGCATAAACCTGATCAGAGACCTCATACAACGGCTTGAGTGCGGTTTGCTTCAGCTCTGGTAGTTTGTCTGCGGGTACGCCAGCAGCTCCGGCCAACTTGTCAATCAACCCAGTACCAAAATCAGTGAACCCGATGATCCCCTGTGTGTTGTTGCCCCCGGCAAATATAGGGGCGAAGTATGAAGCACTCGTCTGTGTTACTTGCTCAGGAGTCAACCCTAGAGCAGCTCCGGCGCCCTCAGCCATATCCCGGTAGTACGCGCTACCAAAGTTAGGATCGAACTTAAACCCCCCTTCGTACCCGACCGGGTTAGCAGGGATAATCATCGAGGTGTCTTTGCCTGTGTACTGCCCGAGGTCTTTCTTAAACTGCACCGCATCTTGGTAGGTTTGGCCGTACAGGGGCCTAAGGTCTACACCAGTCTTTACCGCTTCATTCAGAAGAGCGGGCCTCTGCGTAGCCAGTGCGGTCGCCGTCGGTTGGAGTACATTACGTATGTGTTGCACTGCCTCACTGCTCAACCCTTGTGAGCCTAAGTCGTTGGCGGCTTGTAGCGTTTGACCTATCGAGTCTTGTAAACCTGTTATCTGTTTCAAGGACTCCACAGTAGGACTGAACCCGTCTTTGGGTAGCGCTGCTTGTTGTATTGCGGTGCTCAGTAGTTGGTTATACCCATTAGTAATCGCGGTTGCTTGATCTACAGTTTCCGAATCACTCATGGGGTCACCATCAAAACGTTTGTTGTAGGGTTGGCGTACACGGTGCCAGGCACTGCGGTAGAGATGACAACATCACCTATGAAATGGGCAGCATCGGTAGTGCCCTCAAGCCCTCGGACGACACCTGTCAGGTCATTGCCCGACGTGCCCGACCAAGAAAAAATCTCCGCTCCAACTCGACCCGTCCCAGAAGTAGGGAATCTGGCTGCGCTGTCAAGCGATACAGTAGAAGCCCCCGCGAGCATGTCTGCGGAAAGGGTAGAAGCCCCCGCGAGCCCAGTCAGACGCAAAGAAACCGCGCTGAAATTGCCGGGGCGAGACATACCCTCCAAGTACAACTCAATATCCCGGATCAACCGGTCCATCATAGCCCTGTTGTACTCTGGCGTCGCTAGTGGTAGTTTAGGAGGGGCTCTCATGCACGACGTCCATTCATTTTTATGTCTATTCGAGGGGTTCCTAACCGCCATGCGGTACCAACTGTGTCACAAACGATCCTGAACACCATTTGTCGGCCGCGCAAACGCACGAATACCTGCTCTGTATACTGTTCTACCGGGACTGTAGCACTTCTGGCAACGTTTGGCGAGGACTGCTCTGTTCTGTAAGGTGCCCCAGACGCCACCCGAGGCCATAGGGTCATGTTTACCGTAGGAACAGCCGCCGTAGACCGGGAGAAAGTTACATCCGGTAGGACTCTGGACACGAAAGCGTACTGGTCACCTTCACCAATACTAAAATCAGCCGACTCTATGTAGGAGTTGAGCGATACAGGGGGGTTTACTGATGCATCGTCTATCCCAAACTCTTGAGAGAACAGTCGATTACCGCTTGCTGCAGTGGGCCAGGACCTCATACCGGCATCGAGCCAAGCTGTACGCTCCATGTTGCCCACAACCCACCCATTATCCACGTAATTAAAGCTGACATACCGGTCATTATTAGCCGCTGCGCTTGATGGGTAGAACCACCACACCTCATCAAAAGACTCGTTGATCCCTGCATAAACTTGAAAACTCTGGCCTTTATTAAAGTCGTCGAACACGTACTGGTCCACAGTGCTCGACAAAGTGCTGGATCGGCCCGAATACACGTAGAACTTGTCATTACCCATCCAATAGACCATGTTATTGGCCACAATAACCGCATTGGGGCCAGCGATAGACACATTGTCCGCAATCAATGACTGCACGAAACCCAGCTGCTCATTAAACTGCAGGCTGTAAAGTGCCGAGTCAGTCCATACCAGAATCTCCCTCTGTGAACCGACGGCTGTTATGATGCTCGACCCTACAGCCAAGCGAAGGTCCCCAGCTAAATTAGTCGAAGTTGGCGTCCACACCTGCGGGAGCTCTTGGTCTGACCAACGGATCAGCATAGGGTCCATGATAGACGACCCTAACGGGTTTGTGCCGAACACCAGAACAAACCTGCTCTCAGTGACTAGCATGCGGTTCTGCACTTCAGGTACATCTGAAGCCCCCGCCAAAGTATTCAAGTACACCCCACGATCCAAAAACCCCGCAGATGCGTCCCAATAAAACAACCCGCCGCCTCGAGGGCCGTAGATCAAGTCCTCCCCGAAGTTCTGGTGGTTCCAAAGTCGCAGTTGGTTCCCCGTACCACTTGACGCCCCTGCACCCCAACCGCCAGAGCCCCATCCTCCTGCACCCCAACCAGAACCTTGGACGAATGTAGCGCCGCCTGTGTTAAGTTGGTATTCAAGAGTCACTGCCCCACCAGCGGTAACGACCGAAGTGGAAAATGTATCCGTAGTTATGTAGTACGTTGAGTTGTCCACGACCACCACTTGGTGTTCTTTATTCAATGACCCCGCTGGGACGCCATCTACAGACCCACTTCCACTTACAGTGACAAAATCCCCTGTAATGGCGCCATGTCCGGAGTCTGTTACTTTCACAGAGCTAAGCCCAACAGAGGCGGCGCCAGCGTGACTAGCCGGTACCGTACCATTGACCCCCCGAACTAAACCCAGCAGCAGCGTACCAACTCTGTTGGCGTAATACACCTGCTCGGAGCCCACCTGTAGCGTACCTGACATCGGAACGTCAGTAGCACTGGTAAGTGTCAGCTCAGAATCCACCGCTGTAATCGGCCCGGCCAGTGCACTGGTGATCGTTGTGAACGGATCCGTAGGTGTAGTGGTGTCTCTTATTGGAGTTATGTCGTAGTACGCCCCACCACGCTCAATGTAGTATTTGAGATGCGTACCCACCCCTAGCAGGTTCTCACTGTCCAAGGTACGCCATGCAGTCAACGCACGGCAGGTTCCTAAAAAGGTCGTGCTGTTTATGGGTGCCCATCCTCCGATGGATTCAGGGAACCCACTGCGAAACCTCACCCGGTCGCCAAACCTCCAGCTGCCTTCACTTGCATACGCAGTGGAGTCTGCAGCCATCGTGGGCGCGAACTTTATCCTCTGTAAAGGCATTACTCATCCTCGGGTAGTTTGTTTTGGCATGCGAGAGCGCACTGCCGGTAGATCCCTATAACCCTCAACAGTTTGTCAGTCGTAGCCCCAAACGACGCGTCGTCCAACTCCCCCAAATCTTCAGGGCACGACGCCAGGCACAGGGAGCTGGGTTCGTACCTCACTTCCACGGAGCGCGTCGTTGAGCAGCTCGATAGCAGGAGCAGGGTGCACGCAATCCCGATACACTGGAACTTCGCGTTCAATAGTCTTGAAATTGCGTACGACAGTTTCATTTTTAACCCCCAGCCCTTTAATCTGCTCTGCCACAACCCGCAGTGTTTCGTCTCTTGTAGCAATCCGTAACGACTCGTCTTGGGCCACTTGCGCCAAAACTTCCTGCTCGCCGGCGGTCTTGCCTTCGTTGTATGCCCACAAAGAACCTGCAACGCCAACTATTACACTGGTGAGTAAAGCATATGGCATGAACGCGGCCGTCATTTGTCTAACACCGATTCAGTGGTTACTATGCGGAGTACGGCTACAGTCACCCCGACACCAATCAAAGCCAAGCCCCTATATTCCTCAGGGAGCAGATGCTCAACCAGACTGAACTGCTGCTCAAGAACACCTAGTACGGCCAAAGAAACACTGAACCACAGTGTTTTAGACTTCAGTGCGCTGCGCATCATTTTGCACTCCGAATCAATGCTGCTACTCGTTTAGCCCGGTCTGGGGTCTGACGCGCCCATAAAGATCGAAGCGCGTTGTCCGCAGCTTCATTGTACTTCTTGGCCTGGATAAGCCCCAAAGTAGTCTTGAACTCCAGCAGCCCTGCTACGCCCATCTGGTACGCCATGTTCAACAAGGCTCGTTGCACAGACTCCGGGTGCTGGCGCCACCACGGCATGCCCTTGTCCATCTCGGCCATTTTAGTGGACAGTCGGTTGGTCAGCAGATAATCGGACTCTTCCTTGGTTATCCCACCGCCTTTGCGCTTGTCAATGAGTATGCCGACACCAATAGTCCAGAACCCTAGGTGATCCTGGTACGCATGCAGCACCTCATCCTCATCACGCATGAGGTCTTTGATCATTTGTGAAGTATTCAACCCGCTCATTTTGCCTCCAACTTGGCCACTCGGGCCATCAAATCTGCGATCAGTGCTTGCTGCTCCTGGATCACCTTACCCTGAACGGTGCTGAGTCCTGCGTAATTGACAGATAATAGCCCATCAGAGCCTTCGTCAACATACTGAGGGAATACTTCTTGGAGCTTTTGCGCAATGACCCCGAAATACTCGCCCGCAGGTAAGCCTAGGTCTGGTTTGAATTCGTATGTCTTGAATTCAATCTGCATGTGCTTCTCAAGCATGCTAGGGGCAGGAAGGACCTTGGTTTTGAGTGTAGCGTCAGAAATGGCACCATAGCTGTTATTCGTATTCGTTACGTTCCCATTGGCCGCTACTCTGAACTGCACCACTTGGTTCAGCGATCCTTGGAAATAGGCCCCAGTAGCGCCAGTGGCCAGATACGAGTCAAAGCCCGTAACCGAGCTGCCCGTGCTACTTGATATACTCGCAACGACTGTATTGTTGGCGTCATTTTGGAACAAATGGCTTGGGTTCGTATCAAGATCACCGAAACCAGCAACACCCCCATAAACACCGGTATTGCTCGCGTGGATGTATCGCAGTGGTGTGAGTTTGATTATCTCATTGTCACCAGTGGTGCCATTGCTGCCAATCGTAACCCCCCCGCCAGACAGACTCTTGATTGTTGTCGCATGGGTATTGGAATTGATCTGTATAACCCCGCTACCCACGCTGTTTCTTAGGTACAGTGCGCGTTCCGCCCCACTGTTGGTCTCTACAGAGAGTTTGCCGTTCGTCGTGGGTAGTCCCACCGAGAATTGCCCCGTAGCAAACAGTCGAGCCACCAAAGATGCCGTACCATTCGTATAAAAATCAATATGACTCCCTAACCTCCCAGAAGCCAATGCCGCATTGTCTGATGCCACCCCCGTGATAGAGCCCGCGCAGCCTACTCCACCAACTGTAGTACCGTTTTGAGAAAACTCGTACTGCCCCCCACCGCCTACACCTGTTGTGTCGATAACGAATCGACCGACAGTATCACCTGATTTATACCTAAGGCCATTGGCCGGTCCAGTTATATCAACTTTGTAGCTAGGCGTCGCATTGCCAATCCCTATGTTCCCCGCGCCATCTTTGTAGAACTGGCCTGCGCCGATGTTTATCACACCCGTGCCACCTGTGAGGGTCCCACTGTATGACAGGTTCCCCGATAGGCTCAGCGCACCGAGGTCATTAACCGAGTCAAATATGTCAATACCATCAACGTACACATAGACCGTTTTGCCTGTGGGGATAGACCTCCCCGTACCAGACGCGGTTTTCAGCACGATAGTCTGATTGGTCTGGTTTCTTACAACGTAGACTTTACTGACTGAAGGGACCACCACATTTCGAGTGGCTGTTAATGTTCCGGTAAAGTTCAGGACAGCATAGCGAGCCTCGTCGTCCAACCCATTTGAAATGGCCAGCGTGTAGTTGGAGTCAGGCAGAGCAATCGTGCGATATCCTGCAATCGCGGACTCTATCAGCGTGCCTGTGTTTCTATTGGTCACCTGACCCCAAAAACCAGTTAACTCGTTGTCAGCTGGGAGTTCAATCCTCAAACGGGTCGAATATGTACTTGGCATGCTTACCCCTTCCGGCCTGTTCGGTAGTTATCTGTATTATTCCGCTCGCCCACCTGCCTCATGAGAGGCTGCATGGCGGTCTTGAACTGCTCTTGGTACATCCCGTAGTCGCCCTTTTCTTCGCCCACGTTGCTCTTCATGAATACCGCAGCTTCAATCAACGCGCCATAGAGCAGCGTCTGGTCGTACTGATCCCCTAGCCAAGATGTATCAGCATCCACAATGCTCTCCGGGTAACCAAAGAAATGGATCTCTGCGTCATAGGCCAGTAGTGGGGTTGGGGCCAGCAAGAGTGTACTCTGGTCATATTGGGCGTAGTACCGAGGTACGTCCAAGAATCCTGGGTTTGGATACGCCTCACGAATGAAAGACACCTCCTTATTCACGAGATACTTGTAGCCACTCATAGGGTCAGTGACCCCCACCTCATTGACCGATATAAACCCTGCTGGCATTGTGAGATACCGGTTACCTGCCGTCAGAGTGACCTGTTGGTTCTGGTTAGACGCAGGGATATTGGCCAAGTTGTATATTTTCTGCTCAGCCGCGCGAATGAACCCGTCGATGGACTCAGTGAATCCTGCTTCGAAGTTCTCTGCAGTTAGCGCAATGGCATCACGAAGCTGAGCGTAGTTCATTATTTTTTCCCTTGTGCGGCCAGTTTCGCCATGTTACGGCCTGATTGTTTCATCACGCCTTCGGAGATACCGCCTTTACCGGAACCTTTCTTACCAAAGGGTGGGGCTTTCTTTTTCTTGTCGCCCATCATAAACGGCATGGGTTTCTTACCTGCTGGCTTCTTCATGGTGTTTCTCCTATTTGTGAAAGGATCCCCAACTGTTCAGCGAGTGCTGCTTGTTCTGGGGTTATTACAATGGTTCTACTAGCTACCAACCCGTTATCAGGCCGAGGGTTCCTCAACGCTTCCGGGTCGTACACTGGCACCTCGCCTTGGCGCAATTGTGGGTGGCTTGGGTTCCAGCATGCTGGACACGCCATTACCCCTGTACGGCTGTTCTTTTCATACAATTCTTTCAGTGTGCCATAGGGTACTTTCCAATCACATACGTCACAAAACGCGTGGGCGCACTTGCCTGACGCGAACTTGGTACCCATTACCGCCGCCCCATGTGCGGAGTGATGAACCAGCTTGCTTTCTCTCTGTCCTC